TTTTGCCGTTTGCAAGGCGTGCATAGATGCTCATTGGTATCACCACTCCACTATAACGATGCCAGCGGCACCGCCCGAACCGGAGTTTGCTGAGCCGCCGCCTGCGCCGGCCCCGCCGCCGCCTGGGGAACCGGGCTGCAATCCGGGCGTGCCCGAGGAACTACCGTCGCCGCTGCCGCCCATTGGTGCGCCGCCCCCTGTGCCGCCAAGTCCTGTCGTCGTGCCGGTGATGCCGCCGCTGCCGTGTGCGCCATTCAGATTCAGGGCGGTACCGCCTGCCGCTGTTCCGCCGCTCCCCCCGGCATAAGAGCCGGATGCCGCGCCGCCGCTCCCGCCAGTAGCCGAACAATATGTGCCGAATGAAGACGTTCCGCCGCTACTGCCAGCAGCGCCAGGGCCGCCATTTAGACCGCCTGCGGCAGCAGTAACGGCTATGACGGCGCCTGGAGTAACGGAGTAAATGCCCTCCGCGTACGCGCCGCCGCCGCCGCCGCCGCCGCCCTGCCCAGAGGTCGATCCGGCTCCGCCGCCGCCGCCGCCCCAGCAACGGACGCGAACTTTTATGACGCCGCTCGGCACGGTCCAATTTGTTGTGCCGGTGGACCCTAGCGTTCCGGATGGTCCGAAACTGCCTGAATTGCTGAAGCCAGGCAGCATGCCGGGGCCGAGTTTCGCCGGAATGAACGGGGCGGTCGCCAGCTTCGCGCCCGTCAGATTGCCCGACGTGATCTGCGATTGGCCGAAATTGACCGTGATGACGTACAGGCCCACCCAGCCGTTATCGACTGATGGCGTGGTCTGGCTGCCGGTGTTCGCTGCCGCGCCCGCCTTTAGCTGAAGCTGAACGCGCTGGACGCGCTGCGTATTGACCGTCGCGCCGGTATTGTTCGGGCCTGAGTAGGGCTGCGCCGGGTTCGATGGGTTGAAATATGGAAGGACGAGCGGGACCGAATCGCTTTCCTGAAGCGACGCTTCGATGAGATAGTTGATCGACTGCCCGGAAGAGCTTGGCGCGGTCAGCGTGAACGATGTGCTGCCGACGGCATTGATGCCCACTTTCACGAGCGGCGAGGCGTTGTCGGCGCTGAGCGAGCCGAAGTCGTTGGCGTCGATTGTCGCGAGCTGATAGATCGCGCCGGGACCGACTGTGACCGTGAGAGATGCTGGGGCCGTTGGATTAAGCGCGAGGCCGTCAACGATTGTCCCGGTCCCGAGCATCGCTTGCGCGAGATACCCGGTCTGGATCATCGCCCAGCGTTGGGCGTTGAGCAGGTCGGTGTCGAGAGGCACCGCGCCAGGCTGAATAATCAGGCGATCCATGAAATGTCCTAAAGCGGCTAGTTGCTAATGCGCAGCCAGGGAATTGTGCCGACTGGCGCGCACGCCACTACGGCTTCTTCAATGTCTGAATCGGTGACGGCGCCCGCGACCATGCTCATTGCGGCGTATTCGATTGCGCCGGCTGATGCGCCGCCGTCTACGGTTGAGCCGTATGCGCCCGCGCCGTAGTTGAAGCTGCTGGGGTTGCCATAGCCTGAAACAAAGGCCACGCCGCCGCCGTGAGGCCGATAGGCCGTGATGAAGCACTGGAAGGGAATGGCCAGGCAGCCATAGCCGCCCGCAGAACCATACCCTACGCCGCCGCCAAGCAGATTGCCGGGCAGGTTCGCGTCATTGAGGTTTGCGCCGCTGCAATAGCCGCCCGTATCGCTGGAATTGGCCGGTTCGAATATCGTCGGCGCGCGGCCCGTGAGATCAGTGAGCGCTTGCACCATCGCCGCGCGCGTTGCGCGGGGGCGGATGACTTCAAGCAGGATGCGGCGGCGAAAGCTGGCGTCGCTCTGCCCGGCCTTGCGGCTGATCCGCGTGCCGAAGAAATCGAGCGCGATGATGTCCAGGAACGCGTCGGTCGCGGTCGCGATGCGGCTTTGGAGATTGGCGTAGGTGTAGACGGAAAAGAGCCACGCCCAGGCTGCGGCCAGACCCGCAAGCACGCCGTCGAGAATTGGCGTTGCGCTTTCGGTTGCATCCGGCGCTGTGATGGGGAACCACTTCGCAGGCAGAAGCGTCCGCAAGCGGGAGACGAAATCCGTTTGGTCGCCAGTCGCCATATCAGTTCACACTGACGCTGGCCGCTTTGATGACCGTGCTTGGCGTGGCAGAAATGTCGGACGTGCCTCCGTTAACGAGCAGCGCCGTCACGCTCGCGATGCCGGGCGCGGCATCCCATGCCACCTGGGCGATTCGCGTGTAGTAGAGCGGCGATCCGATCGGCATCGCGTCGATATAGGCCGTGACGGCGCTTGCGACCGGGCCTTGCAAGTTGCTCTTGGAGAAGCCAGGGGCCGCCGAGATCGTGAGGCTCACCGTGACGTTAGTGATGCTGGGTGACTGAACGCTGAACGTCTCGCACAACGAGCGGACCTGATCCACTGCGGCATAGACGGCGCTTTTCAGGTCCGTGGATGGGGCGCCTGTGCCATCGTCAACGGTGATGACGAAATGGCCTGGCTTGTTGCTGCCCGCTTCATCGACGTTCGCGGCGACGGCATAGGAAATGCCTTGCTGCACGCTGGAGATGGCCGATTGGATCGCGGCAAGCGTCGCTTTCGACAGCCCGGCGATGTAGACCGGGAAGCGGCTTTTGAGCGAGTCGTCCGACTCCGGGTCAACGCCGTTCGCCAGCGCGAGGGAATTTGAGACGGTATCAATGCCGGGAATGGCCTGGCTGAGCAGTGTGATCGCGCCAGCCGCGACATTGCCCTGCACGCCGCCGTTCTGGGCCACCACGGGCACGGTCGCCGTTGCCGTATTGACCGGCACGACGTAGCCGCCAGCGGGGGCGCTATAGAGGGGATTGGTGGCGTCGGCGGTGACGGCGAACGTCTGGCTTCCGTCTGTGCTCTGCACGACCGCGCCGACCGGGATAGTGGCGGCGGTTTGCGGATAGAAGCGGCTGAATGTCACAGCGCCCGATGCGGCGACGGCCGGAAGGCGCGTGAGGCTGAAGTCGCCTACCCAGCTATCAACATCCGTGCCGACACTGGTTGCGAGCCGCTGGCGCTGCATCAGGAGGACGAGCAGCCATTGGACCCAAAGTGCGACGCCTGCATTGGCTTCGAGGATTGCGCGCAGAACGCTGCCGGCGGTGAGGTCGAGAAGCTTTGCGCTCGCGCCCTGGACGGCAGCTGCCATGCCTTGCACGAGCGTGTTCAGATTTTGCAGTGATAAGGAAATGGCCATTTTATGTGCTGCTTATCGGAAACTGCAAAATCACGGTTTGGCTTGAATCAGCGTCCACGTATTTGATGTCGCAGAACACCGAACCGTCCCGATTGTCGGTGACGGTGATGACTGGCTCCGGGGTTTGCGCGACCGCCGCTTCAAGCTTCATCTGCTCGCGCACGACGCCGGCAATGGCGGGCGCGGAAACAGGCTGGCCGACGAATTGAGGAAGCCCGGCGCCATACGAAGGCTGCCAGATGTAATCACCGATGCTCGTCAGAAGGCGTCGAAGAACGCGCTGCTGGCCGTAGGGCGTGCCAGAAACAACCGCGAGGTCGCCGGTTGGGCCGATGTCAAGGTCCATACCGTATGAGTGGCTTATATCCACAGAAGGCTTGCCCTTATAAGAGGAAGCCTTGCTCCCTCATAAAATCTAGCGGGTCTTTCGCGTGCTTTTTGTGGTTACACGGTCCGCATAGGATTTGGATGTTGCTAGCTGAATTATTGCCGCCTAACGCGATCGGGCGGATGTGGTCTACGTGGTATTCTTTACCGAGCCGTTTACGACAACAGCCACATTTCCCCCGCTGTTGACGATATATCCTCTGAACATCGGCTTTGGTATAATTCCCGCCAGCGCCGACCTTTTTGGCGCGTCTGGCGTGGCTTAATTGCCGACATTGCTCCGGGTTCCTGCGCTTCCACTCGCGGTTTGTTCGCCTATGCCTTTCCGGGTCGCGAGCGCGACATTCTCGGGTTTGCCTTGTTATCTCTTCGGCATTTTCGGCGTAATATGCTTTCTTCCATGCCGATCTGGCTGACGCATTCTCTTGCATCCACCTGGCATTGGACGCTGCCGCTTCTTCTTTATTGGTTGCATACCAAGCGCGGCTGCGCTCTTTGCGGTCTTCGTGGTGCTTGTAATATTGATCTAGTCCCTCAACGCGCTGACACTCCTTGCAGTCTGACCTAAGACCGCTCTTGGCCGTCGCGCGTCTAGCGAATTGGTCGCTTGGCTTTTCTATGCCGCATTTTGAGCAGACCTTGCTTTTGGGGAGAGCAACCTCATCCCAAGCCCTGGCCTTCATTTTTTCGCGCCAGGAGCGGCTGTTTTCCGCTTCGGCCTGCTTGTTCTTTTCACGTTGCCGCTTGCGATGGGCTTTGGCCCGTTCCGGGTCGGCATAATGATAGGCTAGTGCTTTGGCGTTGGTGCATTCTATGCACGTCCATCCCCTGCCGTAGTGGCAGGATTTAGACTTGGAGAATTCTTCTAGCGGTTTCTCCCTGCCGCACT